CATTAAGGTCTGGATTTAAAGTTCTATTTTCAAATCCAGGTAAAAATTCATATTTTACTTTTTGTAAAAACTTCTTTAAAAATATTGAATTTAAATTTAAAACTTCAGATCTTATAAAGTGCTCTTGTGCTGAAGTATCTTCAAAAACTAATTGATCCTCAGAATCTTTACCTAAAGATGTAGTCCCACTAAATCCTCTGGAACATCCAAGTAATTTTATTGCAAGATAATTTTCACCATCAACGTTTACAGTTGATATTTTTTCATCAAAATCTTTAAAAAGAATTACTTCATCATTAATTTGCAATATTCCATATTTTAATGGTAAAGATTTTTTATTTCCCGTTTTAGAATAAATTATAATTTGATCTTGATCTGTTGTAATTTTACTTTTTATAGAAAGACCAACACCTTCCAAATTTGATATATTCTTTGGATCTATTCCAATTGTACTGTCATTTAAATAAAATTCCTTTTCATTTACGATAGTTACAACAAATCTTTTTCCATTAAAACCAAAAGTATCAAAATCAATTAAGTCTTCAACTTGTGAAGCAATAGAATTATCTGGTACAATGTCTACAAAATCTCCATCAATTAAATTATGATTTTCTTTCGTTGTTATTTTTACTACAGAGTCGCCATTTAAAATAGTCGTTGAATCTTTTAATATGGATTCGATTGTATAAGGTGTATTATAAAGATAAAAGACATCAGCAATGTTACTTAATGAATCAAGCTTAATGTAATCACTTATATTTGATAAAATATCAGAGGGTCCAAAATTAGTTTCTGTATATCTGTAATATTCTTTTAAAAATTCAGTTAATAGAGGATATTCTATTCTTACAAATTCTGGAAGTTGATACTCTACAATAGAACTTACTTTTACATTAGTCTTTTTCATATTAATTTCTTACTATTGTGCCTCTATTAGAATAACTAGATGAGAATTTAAATATAGAACCAGAAGTATCAGATCCAGAACTGATGGTATCTGGAATTACGTTAATGACTGAGGATGCAACGTCTAATTGTAAATACAGGTCTTGCAAACCAACAATATCATTTGATTTTGGTCTTACTGAAATTTCAACAATATTTTCACTTCCAATTAATTTGCTGGTTTGAATAATATTTATTGGATATAAAAGAATCTCTCCTTTAATATAGTCAATTTCTCCAACATTTTTTCTTACTACAACTGGAGTCTTTTCTTCGGAAAGTTTAAATAAGATTAATTTTCCCTTCTTCAAGTCTGAGTTTGGAATGTCTGCAAGATAAACAGTATCTGATATTCCAGTAATTTTAAATCCAGATGATTTTATATTATATCCACTTTCGCATTCAATAAAAAATTGATTTCCATAGCAAATTTCATATCCCGCAAATTGATTCAATGCCGCCCTAAGATCTCTTCTAACTGAAACACTAGTAATGTTTGATGTGATAGATTCGTTTGTTTTATCAATAATACTTAAAAATTTACTATATTTAAATCTAGCACCGTATTGATTCAAATCTTTAGATTTTGAATACCTATCAATATTTTCACCAATTAATGTTTGAAGATCTGCTGGGCTTCCAAATCTATTTGTATCGTAGTAAACACTACTATCAAATTCAACATAAAGATACTTAAGATCTAAAACTTCTGGAACAATTCCAGCAACTGCATACTTACGAAGTTCTCTAATTATATTTTGTTTTACAAAAGTTGGAATGAATTGACCATTGATTGGTTTAATAGTTATAAAAACTTTCCCATACTGTGGTGGATTTAATACTTCACCTCCAAATACTGATATTGATTCAGTTTCTGGATAAATTTGAGGAACTAAAACCTCATAATCATTTGCAGTTACTGCTCTATACTGAGATGCATAAATTCTGGGAGCATAATTTCTTATGGAGTTAACACTTTCAATCTCTTTTCCATTCCTAGATCTTGCAATAGTAGAAGCAGCAGAAAAATCACTAGTTACTAATGCACCATTATTTGTAAATGTTCTTCCAGAATAAGTAAATATTTCTATTCCGTTTGCAACATCACCATTTGAAACACAATAAGAAACTTCAATCAAACTTAAGTTATTAAGTCTTTCTCCAAAAACACCATCACCAAAAATAAGTTCATATCTTTGATCTGAAATTTCTTGGATGAAAAATACTTTTGAATTTGGTTTTACATCAAAAAGACTATTTGCTAAATTATATTTTCTTGATATTGATCTATCAGAACTATCTCTCACATTAACTCTTAATGTCGAAGTATCAATATTTTCATTTCCAAGTATAATTCTTTGGTTTGGATTATTGTAATTTATTTCAAAAGTTTCAGTAATATATGTTCCTTCAATTAATTCAATCTCATCAAATAAAGCAACTTCGTTGATAACGGGTCTTGTGATATCATCAAGAACGTTAAATGTATATCCACCACCAGTAAATGCTAATCCTTTCTTTAAAGTAAGAGTAACTGGCTTGTTTGCTCCTATTGATTCAGTATTAATAGAAAATGAGATATTTGCTCTTGCAGAAGTTCTGGATCTGGGTACATATCCGATGTTTCTTGCTAGAGCTACTACGTTTTCCCTTAAAGTAGCACTATCAATAAAAACCTCATTGCTAATCATATTAGCATTGTATGAGGTTATATACGTATTATAAGCTAAAATATCAATTACAGTGGATAGAGCAGACCCCTCAAAGTCATAGTCAGTAAAGTTTGTATTCGACCTAAGGTAATCCTTAATCGAAACTTTAATTTGGTCGAAGTCTATATTTGAAAAATTTACTAGTGCCATTTATCGATTTGGCTGAAGTGCAAATGATATTTCTTGTGGTTGTTCACTTAATCCAATAATGTCATACTTTATAGTTACATTAAATTCCAATGCTTCATAATCATTTTCTACCTTCACACTATCAACTTTAATTCTTGGTTCATAAAGTGAGAGTGTAGTCTCTATTTGAGATTGTATTTCAGTGGATGTTAAAACGTCAAATTGTTCAAAAACAACCCTGTAGATGTCAGATCCAAGGTTTTGGTTGAAAAATCTTTCTCCAGGGTATGTAGCAACTAAATTTCTCACAGAACGAGCAATTGCGGCAGCATCTTTAAGAACTAACAGATCTCCATTTACTGGATTTGACTTAAATGTAAGACTAAGATCCTTAAAACTTTTGCTTACGCGTTCTAACGGCATTTATTATAACCCAATCTTAGGTTATTTATTAAACTTTTTGAATTAATCACCCAAAAAGTGGTTCTGTGCCGTATTCCCAGTCATCATAATCATCATCATTGCGAATTTTTTCATGAATTTCGTTTTGAGTCTTAAATTTATTCAAATTTTTGCGATTTTTTTCAAAATCAACCTCTCTTAAGAGATTTTTATTATCATTTTCTTGGTAATCTGTCACTAATTTGGTGGTTCCCCACATTTCTCTCATATAATTTGGGTCTCGATCTGATTGTTTTCCCATTTTTGCCTCCTGATTAGTAAAATCAGAACTTTTTAAGGGGTTTCTATCCCTTGATCGAGTAATTTTATGTCTTCTCCTAAGATTTCTTCTAAGTAATCTCTTGACCAGTACTTAAAATAGTCGGTTTTAGCTAAAATTTTGCGATATTTCCTTAACTTTTCAAGTGGTTGTGCTGCAATAATGTTATATTTGCCATTATTAGTTTGAACACCATTAATAAAGGTGTCATATGAGGCACAATCTTCAAAAAATTTCCATTCTGGATACTTATCATTATATATTTCAACCCATTTTACCACATCTTCATAAGTAAAACTAGGTTCTATAACAAAAATTACAACATCATACCCATCTATAGGTTTAATTTGATCAACATTACATTCAACAATCTCATATTTTGCTTGTTTCGCAAATGGACAGATAGCAAAACCTCCAAGTTCGGGTCTTAATTCGGAAACATTCTTTATCCACTGTAAGATATGCTCCTTAGATTCCATAAAAGTATTTTACTATACAGAGATATTTAACAGAGAGTAACGCGTAGCGGGGTCATTTGAGCATAAGATCTTTACAATTCTCATAAGAACACAAAAAAACAGGGGTTGCCCCCTGTACTTTGTAATTATTTACCTTGCCCTCGGTATCTTTTTCTTGCTTTGTTTCTACTAGATGCAGCATACTTGGTATGCTTCCCTTCACCCTGTCGAGATTTTTTGGGTGTAGATTCCAGAAATGCTGTACCGATTAGTGATTTTTTAATAGCAGCCATTAGTTAATTGCCTCCAATTCAAGAAATTCAGGATCGAACTCTCCCTCATTATAAAACTTCTCTGCCAGTTCGTCAAGGACTTCTGAAGATTGTTCATAAGAAAGGTCTTTATAGATAACTCGACCCTTATACAGAATATTAAACTTACTCATAAGATATCAGATAACACGAGTTTTTTCATGTCCGACACGAATGCGAGGATCACACCAGATCTCAAAACCTGCCTCTTTAGCATCGAGACAGAATGAAACGTCTTCTCCACACATATCTTGTACTGCACCAGATTCAAAGACTTGCATCTTTGGAGCAAACCAAGGATATTTCATCTCTGGATGCTCAAATACACCGTTCTTAATCATAACCCAACCAAATCCAGTGTAATCAACTGTAAATGGTTTCTTACGCTTACTGATGCCATCAACCATTTCATGATTCATCACACCACCGTTATTACGGAAGTCATCTTCGTCCAACCAATGAGCAACTGAAGTGGTACGACCATCTTCTGTACAATACCAACCAGCAGCGATGGGACGATCCTTTTCAGGATTTACCTTCAGGGATCTGGAAACTACATTACCATTTTGATCAATTTTTTCTTCAAAGGTAGCTACCTGATTTCCTTCTTCGTCTTCACCATACATAACGGCATCATCAGGGAATGCAAGATCACAAAGTTGCCAGAACTTCTCGGTGTTAAACACAATGTCCGAGTCAATCCAAAGTTGATAATCATAAGGAAGGCGACCGTCCCAGGGAACTTGATCAGGTCCTCGGAGAACATTTGCTCCTAAACACTTACATCTTGCAAAATTAACCATCGATGAGTAATCTTGAGAGATCTGAATACTCATGTTATTTTGTACTAGATCAAAACACAACTGTACAAAGGATTTGAGAAATTGGAACGAGCATCCTCTGCCAGGCAAGCAGAAAACAATCGTCTTACCTCTCATGCGTTCTTTGATCTTTTGATAGTTCCATTCTTCACCCTTGTCCACTGTGGGGGGCTTTGCTTTTACCGTGAATCCTTTTGCCATAATCGTTTCAAAGTTTCAGTTAAAATTTTAAAATATTTTGATGTAACAGTCAAGTCAATGAGAAGATTCTAATGTTGTTTTCTTATTGACTACTAGTTCCTCATAAGATAAGTCATTGACACTATAGTTTCCTCCAAGAAATTCTGCAAGATACTTTAAGGTACTCCAGTTCTTTTGAAATTCCTCCTCGGGCAAACTATGATAAACACATTTATTTTTTAAGTATATGTGATAAATCTTCGTGTCACTCATAAAATCTTGTTTGGTCACTGCCTTATTTAGTTGCCCGCACATATAGTATTATTCCGAATATTATAAGACTTATGAGTTTTATTGAGAGTGGTCCGAGGATTATGAGACCTACGAGTAACAATAAGATATTCAGCATTTGCCTTGGGTATCTTATTAACCATCCTGCCAATACTGCTCGGTAGATATTCCAATAGGGGGGTCTGGGAGAATTTTTACCACGGGAAAATTTTTGAGGTCCAGTGTAATTCATTTTCAAAATAATATAGAGTTCATTATATATCTCTCGTTTTTCAAGATTTGTAGGTTAGAAGGACCCATCAATTTAGCTACGGGTATCGGGGGCATCGGCAACGACCGATAAGGACTGCTCATAGATCACGAACGACCCATAAGAACTGCTGATGTATCACGAAGGGGGCAATGTGTGCCCCCTAAGTGTAACTAACTCACTCTGCCGATTCGATAGCAACAAGGTTGCCATTCTTGCGTGCTTGTGCAATGAAACTGCCGAGGGAGATACCCTTACAATCGGTGTGGGAGATCACATCAATGAGATCCGAAACAAACTCAGGGTTGCTATCGAAACCGTAGGCACGTTCGGTGTTGCTTTGGAAGATCACCTCAACATAACCTTCCTGCTCAATGTGCAGGTTGTAGATAGCACTGGACTCTTCACGGGTGAAGGTGCGGAACACGGGCAGGGTTGCGGTTGCGTTGGTCATGGTCGGTTCGGGTGGTGAACTTGAGAGAATTCTACAGGATGGGGGGTCGTTTGCCAACCCCCCGTGGGGATCAGATCTGCCCTTGCCAGAGCAGCAGACCCGTTTGGTCGATCCGTTGCCACTGGCAGAGCAGGAGGGCAGACCAGACCTTGCGGGCATCGGTGGTGGGCAGTTCCACCACGTCACGACCGCAGGCAAAGGACATCATGCCCTCGGCGATCTGCTGAAAGGATGCGATGTCACCTGCGGGGGACTGGAGGTGGTGGGTCATCGGGGTTGCTCCCTTGTGTTGACTCGTCAATCTTAAACCCTGAAGGGGGGGCACCCGTGGATCGGATGCCCTTTGTTCACAATCCGTCACACTCCCAGTGCCTGCCGCAGTTCCTTTTTAACTGTTCTGTTTGCCCGTGCATGTTTGCCCCATTCGCTACCCTTAGGTTGCGTCCCATGCACTAGGATCGCATAGGGTCCAGGAGTGAAACAATGCCTCTCATCTACATCTACAGGCAGACCGAGAGCATCAGCAACCTCGACGGATTCGACGACCTTAGCATAACGAGGGAACACACCTTCGTCGATGAGGTAGTCGAACTTGCCACCATACGATGCGGTGAGGTAGAAGTTGCTGGGCAGTTCCAAACCTACAAACAGGTCCAAACTCTTGGAATAGCAGTAGAACTTGAGGTGAGGATTGGCAATGGCAACCATCAACCATGCCTGTAGATAGTGTG